TGTAACCAATGGATTGTCTTTGGTCTAGTGGGTCATCGACACCAGCAGAACCTAAACCTTTAGTAATAACTCTAACATTTCCTTCGCCAGCTAATTTAGTGATTGCGTATGCTTCTTCAGCTAATACGATAGAGTCGTGTGCATTTCCAATAACAGGTGCGTTTAATACTTCTTCGAAACGGATTCCGAACATATCAACTGCAACACCGTCTTGTAATGGAGCATTTGTGTTACCAAAGTTCATATATTGTAACATTCTTTCATCGTCAAAGAGTGCAAACATAACTTCTGGTGAAACTAAAGCAACATATTTTCCAGCTGCGCCTCTTGTACCTTTAACAAAATCTTTTTTGAAACCAAGAGCAATTTTTCTGAAATCGTCAATTTTTGGTCTTGCAGAATCTGTTGTTTCTCCTGAAACACCTGCTAAAGTAGTTTCCCCACCTGCGTAGTATGCAGAACCACCTGCAACTAATACATTTCTAACAATTGTGTCTAATGTTTCTTGTGCGATGTATCCAAGTTCAATTGTGTATTCTCTTCTTACATCGTCTAATTGTTGTAGGTCAACCAAGTCAGTAAAGTACATTACTTCACCATATTGTTTGATAACAGCAGTAATTTGCTCTCCGCTGATTCCTGATTTACCTTCAGGTGTAACACCTTCAGTTAATTCACCTAAGTCATCAGCAACATTTAATTTTTTAAATCTTCTCCAGTTAATTGTATCACCATAGTTTTTTGGTAATGACTTCTGGATTGCATATTTGGAATAATGAAATTCCATTTGACGCAACATTTTAAGTAGCATCATATCGTAATACGCGTCTGGTTTAATTCTTACGCCACTTTGGTTAGCATTAGTAGCAACACCGGTTGTAGCGTTGTGACTAGACCCGTAACTTACTGGGTTTTCGAAAGCCATAATCTATATCTCCTATTTTATAATTTTTTTCTCCTTGAGGAACGCATCGATTTCATCTTCCATTGCTTTCATTTCATCAACAGGAGGTGCCATCTTTTGTGTACCTGTTTGGCCGACGCTTTTTGCGCGTCTTTGTTTACTTGTTTGGAGCTGTTTTTGTCTGCCTTGCTCCACGGCATTGTCGTAATTATACGAACGATATGCAAACTCCAATAAAGTTGGGTTTTGCAAAATATCTATTTTTGTAGATTTAGCAAATTCAAATACTTTCATCAATTCAGAATCAGAAATATTATATTTCTGTGCCACGCGCTCAGCTTCATAGTTAAAAACTTCTTCCCTTCTTGCTTGTTCTGTTTTAGACAAGCGAGTTTCAAGGTCTTGTATTTTTTTATATTGTTCGGGTGTTAATCCTTCTTTTTCAGCATTTTTTTTATTTGCTTCATCTTTGTAGCGTTGTATTAACTGTTCTTTACTTAGTCCGTACTGAGTAGCTAAATCAGTAAGGAATTTGTCAGATTCTGCTAACTTGTCACGCTCTTCCCTAAGTTTTCTAAACGCATCATTACGCTTATGTTCATCAGGGTCATTTACTGCAGGTGCCGGTTCAGGTTCTTCAGTAGATTCTTCTTCGACTGTTTCTACATTTTCTTCAGGGTCGCTTTGGACCTCAGGTTCTTGTTCCTGTGTTTCAGAAACCTCTTCGGTAGTTTCTACCGGTTCTTCCGAAGCGGGTGCTTCAGTAAATTGTGCATCAAGCTCTTTTTCAATCGCGTCGATGTCTATGTTTTGTTTATTCATTTTTTTCTCCTCCGTCTTGAGAACTTTAAGGTGACGAAATCTTAAAGCGTGGAAAGTGGCAACGCACCGTTATGTTGGTTGGACCCAACACTCCCCGTCATCAACCTTATTATTCTCAAACTTTCACATTTTTACTAATTATTTGGTAAACCTTCTTGTCTTTTTTGTACATCACCCATTTTTTGCTCTTGTGGGTTCAATAATTCAAAGATTAATTCTGAAATCATCTCCGGTGTATACCCAGCTTTTGTTGCTTCCATTACCTGTTGTGTAATCTGAGAAGCCATTTCAAATGATTTTTGTTGTGTTTCTTCTTTAATACGAGCAAGTATCACATCACGGTTGGATGGGTTAAATGCTTTGACGATGTCTTCTGGTGTTACAATCTGCACATTTGGTGAGTATTGTAGTTGCCATTCTGACAACATTTGCATTACTTGTTGTTTTGTTTGTTGTGTATCTCTTATCTTACTTACGATATTAATAGAATAATCCCACGCTAACTCTTCAAACTCAGCCGCATTAAATGGAATATACTCATATTCTGCGTCGCTATTTGGATTTTCATTTTTCATACGCATTACACGGTCATCAGTGTAATATTCAATTGCATTATGTAATAATAAGTAGCTAAGTTTTTCTAAAAAGTGTTCAAACAGTGTGTATTCGTCTTGGTCACCCACTAAACTACGCTCAATCATTGATTGAATACCACCAGATGTCTGAACAGAGCGTGAATTTTGTCCTGTTGCAAATTCTGTCATACCTGTAAAGTCTTCGATGTCTTTTTTCAAAAACTCAATGTAATTAAGTAGTGTCAGTGGTATATCTGCAACATCCACATTACGAATCACATTCTGTAAGTCTGGTGATTTAGATAAAAACACCAATCCGAACGCATTTCCGTACTTCGATACGATTCTTGGGTCAATTCCTGCGCCTTCAAACACAATTTTTTGTGGATTTTGGTATAAAGTCGCTAAAGTACCAATAATTGACTGCACTTTGTTAATCATTTTAACATTTGGAAGGATTAATTGTGCATCACTTGCTCCCCAGAAGTCTTGTCTTTGCTTATGTTGACGCAAAATAACAAATGGGAACATATTTGGTGCAATACCTTCAACCTCTTTGATGATTACACCGTCTGCAACAGTACATACATCAATTCTAAACCCGCCTTCGTCAAGTGGAACCTTGTGATAGTAGGTAATGAGGTCAACAATGTGGTCTTGATAGCTTGAATAATCACGATTTGCATAAATTTCTCCTCTATCTTGTTCACTTTGCATACCATAGCCGTTCATTTTACGACCTTCTTTAAACTTTTTCTTAAATTTCTTCTCAATAGATGGGTCTGCCATCAATTGTTCAACAGTTGTACGCACAAAAGTACCACAGTACAACGCTTCCTCTAGGTCAAATGCCGCTGGGTCGATGAAAAAAGTGGATGGTTCGATTTCTTTTACAAGTATCTCCCCTTGGAAAAGGTGTCCCCTGGTTCCTCCAATGTAGTTTTCATCCCAACCTACATATAATATCCCTGTCCCAAGTAGTCTTGATGTACGAATCGCGTCTAAAAGATGATATTTGACATTTAATTTGTCAAATAACTGCTCGTAAAAGCGTTGTAACATCCAGATTTGTGGCTCGTTCTCTGGTGCAAGAGGTTTGAGCTCGCCCATATAGTCTTCTAGCATTAACGCACCGGTCTTATAACGCTTGACTTTGTTAATATAGTTTGATGAAGGTCGTGGAATCCAGGAAGGCATTACACCTTTCTGTGTCCACTGCTCCCCTCTATCAAACGCATCTAACTCTATCCACAGCGCATCTTTTCGCTGGCGTCTATAATCAATCGCGTCTCTAGATTTTTGCCATATGTCTTTGCCGTCCATTTTATGCGGCATCTTCTTCTCCTTCTGCTAATTGTCTTTCTTCAGGGGTTGGTAATGCTTGTGCTGATTGATTTAGCATTTGAGTTACAGGGTTTTGGCCTACACCTTCCATATTTCCTGATAATAAATCTTGTACCATTTGGTCTATGTCTTGCATTATCTGCATTTTTTCTGTAGAACTAAGTTGTTCTAACAACTCATAGCGCTCAAGTAATATTATAATGCGCTCTTTTATAGCTTCTGGGCTGTTTCCTGTAGGCATTCCCATAGCTTCAAAGTCTTCAGATGTCATATCTAATTCTCTTAATTCTGCAATATCTTGTTGTGTTAATTGTTCTTGTGGCATTGCGTTACCTTGTGCCATTGCTGCATAATTCTTCATTGCTGCCATTTTATTCACCTCACTTCTTGCCTTTCTTTTTAGCTTTCATTTTTGCTAAAACTTCTTTAGGCATTTTTTTACTCATCGCTTTCTTGGATGGTCTTCCTCTCTTTGAGCCGTATGTTCCTTTACCTGCTGGCATTATCGTCTACCTCCTCTAGGTTTTTTCGCAGTCTTCGCTGCGCGTTTGAAGTTGGCCGCTGTTGGCGCACCTTTACTTCCTGGTTTTCTCATCTTCTCTCCGCTGCCTGCCTTAATGCGTTTACGCTTCGCGTGTATATTCGCGTATAATCCTCGTTTAGCCATTTATATCACCTCACCACTTGACTTTATTGGCCCAGTATGCCGCACTCATTTTACCTTTTGCAATGTTTGCACCGTGTCGAGCCTTAAACGATTTTCTTCTCGCCTTTGATTTGCTGTCCATTTTTTTACCTGCTGTCGATACACCTTGTTGTCCAAACCTTATGGTTTTGATTTGCCCTCCGCTCTTAGCCACAACAATGTGTGACTTCTTCGGATGTCCTGGTGTACGCTTCGGTTTGTTATAACCAGACACTCCGGCTCTTGCGAGTCTAGGGTCTTTCTTTGCTGCCATTACTTTATCTCCCTCGGGAGACCGAAATCCCGATTCAAATCTTCTGGGAACAGCTCGACGGTCTTAATTTTTTTGCTGAGCGGTTCGGAAGGGTCCTCGTTTATTTTATTATTAAATTCTTCCATCATCCTGTCTAACTCTTTGACTTTTTCTTCGTAATCTTCTTTTTTACTAAACTTAATAAAAATTTGAAGCTTAGCTGCAACAAAGCAACCAAGAAGAAAACCGAATAAAAATATAATACAAAAAGAAAGCCAATAAAAAAGTTGTTCATTCATTCTATGCCTCCTCTAACAATCTATAGATAGCGTCCATTGTATCCATATCATTGGTTATGACATCAATGTTATCTATATCTACGAGTGACA